TAAAATTATGGCCCGTGATATAGAGATGTGGGAAAAACTTGCTTGGGGGAGTGACAGCGCACTGATGCGTGAAGCTGCCGACCGCATCGAGGAACTGGAAGCCAAGCTGCGCAAGTCTGCCCTCCAAGAACTGTCTGCTCTCGGTCAGGCATCAGAGGCATACCAAGCGCAGTTGGCGGCAGAGGCAAAGCTATCTAAGTGCGAAGCACTATTGGCCCAGCAAGACGATCTGGTGCAGGCAGCGGTCGAACGTGGCTTCTGGCTGGGTAGGTCATGCGGCGGATCGAAAGCCGAGATCGACGCGGCGCTTGCTGCCATCCGCAAAGGAGTGAAAAATGACTGACCAACGAAGTGAAGAACTAAGCACTATCGTAATCACCGAAGTAACTGAACACGAGGATGGTTCAGCCACCTACACCTTCGACATGGATGATGCGTCCAGCAAGAAGATGGCTGAGTTAGGTATCGAACTTATCCTGACTTGTGCTGCTTATGGTTTAGATATACAGGATGCACTACAGGTTCTGATGGACTACGGCAAAGAGTTTGGCAAAGAGCCTTGGGGCAAGGAGCGAAGCGACGAGATTGACGGACCCTACACGGCTGATGACATAGAGAAGGAATTTGGCAATGGCACTGACAACACTTAAAGAAAAACTGGTGAAGCGACTGCTTGAGGGTAGTGATGACATATTCACTGAGTTTGTAGTAGTTGGTCTAGAGGATAGCCTTGAGACAATCTGTGCTGAGGTAGAACGTATGGTAAATATCAAAGACCTATCAGACATCCAGCACACAGATTTGAATGAACTCTACCATGATGGCAAGGCTACCATTCGTGTGCTGAAGTTTTACACTGTTGGCTATTATAATGAGGAAAGCCAGCTTATGAACAAGGCTTGGGATAAAATGATGGATCAGGTGTTCTGATGGATATTAACAACATCACACTAGACTTCGATGGAGATGGCATCTGGCTAGTCAACGAGACCTTCGAGGGGGACCGAATAGTGGTAAAACAGATGGGTCACATTCGTTGGAGTATCATTGCTATTTACCTTAAGGGATACCTCTGATGAGCAGCCACTGGCATTACCAACTGATGAAGCACAAGAACCTACGTTCAGGCGAAGAATATTATGCTGTTCACGAATACTATGAGCTACAGGATGGACCAGCATGGACAGAGAACCCTGTAGACGTGACAGGCGAGAGTATTGAGGACATAAAGAAATCCCTTATGCTCATGCTGCATGACATTGATAAACACGGAGTGAAAGACCACCATGAGTAACATCAAGGCTACTCTTAAAGACCACATGGGTTCAGATCTTACTGTCGTTAATGCTGCACGGGTATCCTTCGGTAAGGAATCTCAACCTGCCGCATGGCTCAACTATGACTACGAGGATGGCTCTCGCTGTGGTGATCTTATCGCTGTGCTGGATGAACGTGACCAGAAGCTGATCCGTTACCTTGCCAAGCACAATCACATCAGTCCCTTCGGCCATGTCTTTGCCAGCTTCCATGTGAAGGCACCTGTGTTCGTGGCACGTCAACTGGTCAAGCACAAGTTCCTGCGCTGGAATGAAATCAGTCGTCGGTATGTAGATGATGAACCTGAGTTCTATGTGCCTGACACATGGCGTGGACGTAGTGCTGACAAGAAGCAGGGGTCTGAGGGTGTGGTCGAGAGCAATGCAAATATGTTATACTATAACGCTCAATCTCTCGGTCTGTATAACCAACTGCTTGATGAAGGAGTGGCACCCGAAATGGCACGAATGACTTTGCCTCAAAGCACAATGACTGAGTGGTGGTGGAGTGGATCACTAGATGCCTTCGCTCGTATGTGTAATCTACGCCTACCCTCTGACACTCAATATGAGACCCGTGTAGTGGCCGAGCAGGTGTCTAAGGTGCTGGGAGACCTCTTCCCCGTGAGTTGGGCTTCCTTGGTGCCTCTCAGTGGCTCTACGGAGGATGCAGTATGACTGTTCTTGATTTGTTGGTGGTCGGCTGTCTTTTTGGGACACTCTTTCTAATTGCTTCGCATGTTCTTATGAGCCGTAAGATTAACAATCTTGAGGATGGTCTTGAAGAGGCAGAGACTATGATTGAATTGTTGGCTACTCATGCGATGGTTCTAGCGGAGATTACGTCTAAGGAAGCACTAGAGAAACTCAAGAAAGATCCTTATTATACTGGGGGTAACAGTGAACACTGAAACAGTTGTAACAATGTGTGAACGTTTGGCCCGCAAGATGGGTCGGCCCCAACACTACGAAGATCTGGTCAGTGAGGGTGTTCTTAAGTCCCTTGAGCTGCTGCATGATACTCCTGATACTCACCCAGCTAACGTCTACAGGGCTGCAAGGAAGCGGATGTATGACTATGTCAACTTCGACTGTCATGGCCTCTCAATGCCAGCCTCAGACGCAGCTAGGGCTGTTGCTAGGGGACACGACATAAGCGACAGAGATGACTACTCAGACCGAGGCTTAGAGCTTCTGAGGACGACCCTCAGCAGTGACTGGGGTGAGTATGAGGATGACCTAGTAGAAAGCTACCTACCCACGGCAGAAGAGACCCTCATCAACAAGGATACAGGTGAGACACTGACACGAATGATCCTTGAGGCACTGACCGATGACGAATCTCAGATTATCATCCTTCGGTATTTTGAGGAGGCGACACAAGATGAAGTAGCTGACCTATATGGACTAACACAACAAGCTGTGTCGTTGAGAGAAGTGAGGGCATTACGCAAGCTACGGTTACGGGTCTGTAACATTTTGTGACTTGTGGAACGACGAAAAAAGTTCCTATAGGTAAGTGTCCCTCTTACTTAAGTATGAACCTAAGTATTCATCTTGAGTATAATAATTATACTATAGATAATACTTAAGATAGGAGAAAGCATGGAGCTTAACCATCAACCATGTCCATATGTGTCGTGTAGCTCAAGTGATGCCTTCAAGTATTGGGTCGATGACAAGAATGGATATTGCCATGTGTGCAAGGGAAACTACCCAAAGGACAGGGGAGAGCTTTATCCTTGGGCAGAAGACAAATACCCAACCAAGAGGGGGTCAGATACAGTTATGACATTCACACCAAAGGCTATCAAACCTGAGTCCCCCGACAGTGGAAATTGGGTTAGTATGCGGGGGATTGCACCCCTGACGATGGAAAATTTCAACGTCAAGACCTACCAAGATCGTCAGGAGTATGTCTACCCTAGCGGGGGAATTAAGGTTCGGACCCTAGAGGACAAAGGCTTCTATGCTAAGAATGGCTTCAAGGGTGATGAGCTATTCGGTATGAACCTGTTCCCTGCTGGTAGTGCCAAGAAGGTGACTGTCACTGAGGGTGAGTTGGATGCTTTAACAATCTACCAGATGATGGACCATCGTTACATAAACCCTGTTGTGTCGTTACCTTCAGCTACACCATCTAAGAAGCTGTGGGAGAAATGCTCAGATTGGCTCAATAGCTTTGACCAGATTATCTTGTCTGTCGATAAGGATGAAGCTGGTGACGCTGTAGCTAGTCGTATGGCTAAGATGTTCCCCAACAAGGTCTACCGTGTAGATCATGGGGACTACAAGGATGCTAACGACTTCCTACAGGCTGGCAAGGCTAAGGAGTTTATGTCGGCTTGGTGGGGCGCACAGAAGTATGTCCCTGAGAACGTCCTGAATACTACTGATCAGTTCCTGTCGTTGTATCGTGATACGCCTGAGCATCAGTATGTCCCAACAGGGATACAAGCCCTAGACGATAAGATCATGGGTCTGATGCAAGGTCACTTCACAGTCATTAAGGCACCTACAGGTATTGGTAAGACTGAGGTCATGCGTTTCTTGGAATACAATATGATCCAGAAAGGTGTTCCTATTGCCACGTGGCACCTAGAAGAAACTAAACTACGCAGTCTACTTGGTCTTGTGTCGTATCATGTAAGTGACAACCTAACCCGTCGTGACCTGATTGATGACAAGAATGCAGAGGATACTGTTATTAACGCTATCAAGGAACTGACTAAGGATGAACTTCTGTATCAGTTCTACTTGGGTGATGGGCAAGGTGCTGACGATCTTATCGACCAGATTAGGTTCTTCTCTCAGGCGTGTGGCTGTAAGTTTGTCTTCTTCGAGCCTATCCAAGACGTAGTGGCTGGGACATCTGAGGAGAGTAAGGAAAGCATGTTGGCTGACCTGTCTATCCGCTTGTCTAAGCTGGCTGCTGAATTGAATGTAGGCATTGTAACTATTGCCCACACTAATGAGAATGGCGACCCTAAGTATTGTAAGATGATTGGTCAACGTGCTAGTGTCATCATCAATCTGGATCGTGATAAAGAAGCTACCGACTACGAAGAGCGTAACACGACATACCTAAGAGTGGAAAAGAACCGTCCCTGTTCAGAGGAAGGCCCTGCTGGTAAGATGCGCTTTAACTCTGATACGTTTACACTGAGGGAGGTGTTCTAGTGCAGTTTGAGCTTTTCACTTCGCTTGAGTATCAGATACAAGAGGGTGACAGTAAGGTGTGCAGTAAGTGTAGTAGAGAGTTACCACTTTCCAGTTTTAGTTGGACAAGTGGGGGAAATTATCTTCGACCAGAATGTAAAAAATGCAATAACGAGCTAACATTGGAGAGGCAAAACCTTCGTAATTCTACTCCGCACCCTCTTAAGGATTACGTTTGTCCAATTTGTCTAGCGACTGAAGAAGAGGCTAAAGGTTCTGGTAACAATAAGAACGGCGCTTGGTGTCTTGACCACGACCATAAAACGGGGAAATTTAGGGGTTGGTTGTGCCATAAATGTAACCGTGGTATAGGTTGCTTTTCTGACGATATTGACAAGTTGGAAAGGGCTGTGAATTATTTAAGGGGAAATGGATGACAGTATTCGATATTGAAACTGACGGTCTACTAGATGAGATGACCAAGATCCACGTTCTGTCGTATAGCTACGATGGGAAGGATATTGTCTCTACTGGCGACTACGACGAGATGCGTGAGTTCTTTGATACCCATCATTATCTCATAGGACACAACATCATCCGCTTTGATATCCCGGCAGTAGAAAAGATCTTGGGAATCAAGGTTAAGGCACGGCTGGTAGATACTCTGGCCCTGTCTTGGTATCTCAACCACCATCGTATCAAGCATGGTCTTGAGGGCTACGGAGAGGACTATGGAGTGCCTAAGCCTGTCATCAAGGACTGGAACAGCCTGACCTACGAAGACTACGCTCACCGCTGCCAAGAGGACGTTAAGATCAACTGGCGACTGTGGCGTGATCTGGACCTGAAGCTCAACAAGCTCTACCAAGACCCAGCAGAGAAAGACCGACTGATTGACTACCTGTCGTTCAAGCTGGACTGCGCTCGTGAGCAAGAGACCCTTGGGTGGAAATTAGACGTAGAGAAAGCTCAAGCAGCCTACGACGAAATTATGCACCTCAAGGTTGAGAAGGAAGAGCAACTGGCTGATGCTATGCCTAAGCGTGTGCTGACACAGGTCAAGAATAGACCTAAGAACATGCACAAGAAAGATGGCAGTTTGTCATCCCACGGAGAGAATTGGGTAGCACTCTGCAAAGAACAGAAGATGCCCGATACTGTCCAGTCTCTTACTGTTGTGTCAGGTGAGGAACGAGCCAACCCTAACTCTACCGATCAGGTCAAGCAGTGGTTGTTTGGTCTAGGGTGGAAACCTAAGACTTGGAAGTTTGTGCGAGACAACAAGACTGGGCAAGAGCGTATGCTTGAGCAGGTCCGTAAAGATGGAGAACTATGTGAAAGTGTTCTTGATTTGGTTGATGCTGATCCTGCTGTTGGGCTGCTTGATGGTCTTACTGTCCTATCTCACAGGGCAAGCATCCTAAAGGGTTTCCTTGAGAGCCATCGTGACGGGTGGCTTAAGGCTGAGATTGCTGGTCTGACCAACACGCTCAGGTTCAAGCACATGAAGCCTCTGGTGAACCTTCCGGGGGTCGATAAGCCCTATGGTGATGTCATTAGGGGTGTGCTTACCTGCCCTGAAGGATACACCCTCTGTGGCTCAGATATGACCTCTCTAGAGGATACTACTAAGCGACACTACATGAAGCCTCTCGACCCTGACTATGTGGAAGAGATGTCTCGTGAAGGGTTCGACCCACACCTTGACCTTGCACTCTTCGCAGGGGATATCACACAGGAGGAAATTGATGCCTACAACAATGGTTCGCGTCCAGATATCAAACATCTGCGGAAAGCATATAAGGTGGTCAATTACAGCGCAACCTACGGGGTGGGGGCAGCTAAACTCGCAAGGGAAACGGGTAAGTCGGAGCGGGAAGCCAAAGCCCTCCTTGATGCCTTCTGGAAGCGCAACTGGTCTGTCGATAAAATTGCTAAGGGACTTCGTGTAAGAGAGCTTCACAATGGCATGTGGGTTCAGAACCCTGTCTCTAAGTTCTGGTATAGCCTTCGGTCTGACAAGGATCGTTTCTCTACCTTGAACCAAGGCACAGGTGTTTACTGCTTCGATAGCTGGGTGGCTATTTGTCGTAACAATGGCGTCAAGACTATCGGGCAGTTCCACGACGAAATCATTGCTGTCGTCCCTCTGGGGGAAGAGCAGAAGACACAAGACGTAATGAAACAGGCTGTCAGTAAGGTAAACGACAAGCTGCAACTGAATGTCCCTCTGGGGTGTGATGTGCAGTTCGGCAACACCTACGCTGACATTCACTAAGACTTAAGATATTTTTTCTGTCGTTTGCTTGTGAACTGCGGAAAAAAGTGCCTATACTATAATACAGTCTACATGAAAGGACTAACACATGGCTAAATACACTATGGAAATGGTTTTGGAATACGCCAAGGTATTCCCAGAGAACGCTGACATGGGTGACGCGGATGGGGGTATTGCAGCAAAAGCTGTCCATGACAAAGGTGGTCAGTATATCGTCAATGCTTACTTCACAGATCAAGAACAAATTGACAAACTTCTTGCCGACGGGTTGCAAGAGTTGTCCAATGGGCATCCTCGCATTATCAACGGCAATGCTGAATATGGTATCGGTAAGTATCTTAAGCTAAAGCGTCCCTTGCCTGACGTAATCAAGACCTTCGACAACAAGGGTAAGTCGGTCGAGGTTAATTACGGTGGCGCACCCGGCGTGGTGGATCTTCGTAACCTGCCTGAGAAGCGTCTGTGGGACTTTGAAGAAGACGGGGCTATCGGTAATGGCTCTAAGGCTATGGTCCAGTTTGAGGTCTACAGCCGTGGTGCTGGTGTCCGTCTGGTCAATGTGGGTATCACTGAGTTGGTAGAGTATGTGCCAATGGTGAGTGAAGACGATCAACTGTTTAAGGTGGCGTAATGGATATTCAGATCACATTCTCATTTGAGAAAGAAGTAGATGGTGTTGATGGTTACGTCACTCACTCTCGCCAAGAAGTCGAAGATCTCTACGAGTTGGCTCAGTTCTTGACGGATGCTGTTCGTGGTGCCGGGTTCTCATATGTGGTCAACACAGGCTTCGAGAAGGACAATGGCGAAGTAGTGTTTGGTGTGATCTGAGTTAAGGAACGGAGTGACGAGATGATGCAAGGGAAGGTGCTAGTAGACGGTGACATTGTAGCGTATAGAGCAGCCTTCTCAACTCAGGACATGTTCCCTCAAGATGCAGAAAGTAAGGTTGACGATCTTATGGACTACATCTTGGGGGAAACACTGATGTTCCCTGTTCCAGATGACTATGAAGTCTACTTAACTGGGTCAGGTAACTTTAGGTTCGACATTGCAAAGTCAGCCCCCTACAAAGGAAACAGGAGTGGGGTAGAAAAGCCTATCCACCTATCTGTGACTAGAGGGCGACTAGTAAGTAAATGGGGTGCTACTGTAAGTGAGGGTGAAGAAGCTGACGATCTTATCGCTATTGCGGCTACATACTACGGCCATGATACTGTCGTTGCGTCTATCGACAAAGACATGCTTCAGATCCCTTGCAAGCATTTTAACTTTGCTACTGGTGTGTGGACTACAGTTACTGAGTTCGAGGGATTGCGCTTCTTCTATAAACAAATCCTGACTGGGGATAGAGCCGACAATATCATGGGTCTCTATCGTGTTGGTCCAATCAAGGCTGAGAAGATGCTGCAAGACTGTAAGAGTGAAAAGAGCCTATGGGAGACAGTCCTGAAGGCTTATGATGGCGACAAAGAACGTGTAGTAGAGAATGCTCGTTTGTTGTGGCTAAGGCGAGAGAAGGGCGAGATATGGGAACCCCCCAAGGTATAAAGTATGGCTACCGATCTGGCCTTGAGTCAAAAGTATCTGCCCAACTGAACGAAGCTGGGGTTGGCTTCGAGTATGAGACCTTCAAGATTGAGTATCAGGTTAATGAGACACGGAAGTACACCCCAGACTTTAGACTCCCTAATGGCATTATTGTCGAGACCAAGGGCAGGTTTGTCGCTACTGACAGAAAGAAACACCTGCTAGTGCAACAGCAACACCCTGACCTTGACATCAGGTTTGTCTTCAGTAACTCTAAGGCTAAGTTACACAAGGGGGCCAAGTCAACATATGCGGATTGGTGTCAGAAGCACGGGTTCTTGTATGCTGACAAGACGATCCCAGAGGAGTGGTTAAGTGAAACTGCTGAACAAGGTAAATGAAAAAGTAGCTTCTAAATCTACGCCATATACCCCAGAGGAGATTGACGAACATGAAAATGCTGGCCGTATTTGGGCGACTATTGCACAATGTAAAAGGGAAGCTCAAGAAGCAGGACGACAACTCTGGGAAGAAGGATACTGGCAAGGTAAGTCAGACGCCAAAGACCCCTAAGACCCTGATCTGGGGTGTCATGGATGGACCCTACAACATAGAAGATTTTCCCGAAGACGACATTGAGTATATGGGGATCGACGAAGGTTACGAGTGGATGTTGGTATGTAAGATCGAAGAGGGTGGTGCCGTTGGTTTAGCTAACTTCTGGTATCAGACCCTAGACGAAGCCTTAGCTGTTAAATACTACTTCGACAGCAACATAGAGCCACTGGAGATTGATAGTGACTAAAAAGACAACAGTAGTGTTCTCCTGCGCCCACAGTGACCCCGGCGTAAGTAATGAGCGGTTTGATTGGTTGGGTCGCTTTATCTATGACCTAAAGCCTGACATGGTGATTGACTTGGGTGATGGCGCTGACATGCGGTCGCTTAACACATACGACACTCGTTACCCACAGTCTATTGTCGCTCAGAGCTACGAGGGAGACATCAATACCTACAATGATGCTCAGGAGCGTCTGCGTCATCCCTTCAAGTATCACAAGCGTAAGCGCCCCTTCTGGGTAGGCTTTGAGGGTAACCATGAAAACAGGATCAAGAAAGCTATCGCCCATGACCCAAGATTGGAGGGACAAAAGTACGGGGTATCCTTCAGCCATCTTCAAACAAAAGTCTGGTTCGACGAATACCATGAATACAGGAATAGCGCCCCCGCCATCGCTGATTACTGTGGGGTATCATACGCTCATTACTTTAGTTCTGGTAACTATGGTACAGCTACTTCTGGTCTACACCATGCTTATGCCGTTCTCCAGAACCGCAACCATAGCTCTACTTGTGGTCACAGTCATAAGCGTTCTGTCTACTTTAAAGACTCTGCATATCCTAACCCGATCATTGGGATGGTGGTCGGCTGCTACAAAGGGGCAGAAGAAGGCTGGGCAGGACAAGCCAACAACGAGTGGTGGCATGGGGTGGTAGTCAAGCGTGAGCTTGAGAACGGTGTCTACGAGCCTGAGTTTATCTCTATGGAGAGGTTGAAGAAGCAGTATGGTTAAGATGGGTAATCTAAAATACATACTTGCCTACGACATTCCGGGTGGGCTTGAGAATGTTGTCTTTAAGTCTTTTCCACATAAGCCCAGCACAAAAGAAATGTCTGATGCCATGAAAGAACAATCGGAGGTTCTGGGCTACCCACTTAAGGTGTCTGATGTTTGTTTGTGGGTGCGTGTAAATGGGTAAGAGGTCCAACTTTGATAGGGTGCCTAGAGATTACTACCCGACACCTATCGAAGCTGTGGAGCCTCTGATCGACCACCTGCCGTATAGTTTTGATTATGTAGAACCCTGTGCTGGGGACGGTAGGTTGGTCGATCATATTACTAAGCTGACCGGGGGTGCTGGGGAATGCCTCTACATGGGCGACATAGAACCTCAAGACCCTCGTGTTAAGACATGTGATGCCCTACAGCTAGACTTAGGTGGCTATGGTGTCGTTGATCTATGTATCACCAATCCTCCGTGGGACAGAAACTTTCTTCACCCCTTCATAGAGCATTGGCTTGACATCTGCCCCACATGGCTACTATTTGATGCTGACTGGATGCACACTAAGCAATCCGCTATGTATATGACTTACTGCCGTAAGGTTGTGTCTGTTGGTCGTGTCAAGTGGATTGAAGATAGTAAAGGCACTGGTAAGGACAACTGCTGCTGGTATCTCTTTGATGCCCGTGGTGGCTTTGAAACACACTTCCACGGAAGGATGATCTAATGATTTCTAGCGACGATATCGAAGCCTTCGAGACCCTGTATGGCTACTGGGGATCTGACTATAAGACCCGCACTCGTGTTCTTAACATGACACCTATGAGCATGGTCAAAGAATTTGCCAAGAGGACACAGCAGAAACCCGAAGCCTATCTCTATGCTGCACTGATTGCTGAGGAAGCTGACGAGTGGCGTTCTGAGTACCAGCGTGATACTGGCCCTGAGCAACTCAAGGAATTGGCTGACCTAGTCTATGTAGTCTATGGTTTCGCTAACGCTAAGGGTTGGGACTTGGATGAAGCAGTTCGTCGAGTGCATGTAAATAATCTTGGGCGTTGTATTCAGCCTGATGGATCTATTCAGCGACGGGCTGATGGTAAGATCTTAAAGAACCCAGACTACCCGAAAGTAAATCTAAACGACCTTGTATAAGCGCAGAACAATAAGAGGATCTGATGAACAACTATCTACCTACTGACTACCAAGCCTTCATCCACACCAGCCGTTACTCTCGCTGGCTACCTGAAGAGAACCGCCGTGAGAACTGGGGAGAGACAGTCTCCCGCTATATCAGCAATGTTGTCGTTAATGTGACCCGTGACGACATTGTAGTGGATGAAATTGAAGGGGCTATCCTTAATCTCGACGTAATGCCTTCTATGCGGGCTATGATGACCTCTGGTCCTGCCTTGGAGCGTGACAACACCTGTGCCTACAACTGTAGCTACCTGCCTGTAGACGACCCTAAAGCCTTCGATGAGGCTATGTTCATCCTGTTGTGTGGCACGGGCGTAGGCTTCTCTGTAGAGCGCCAGTATGTCAACAAGCTACCTGAAGTGCCTGAGCGTCTGTTTGTCTCTGAGGACACCATTGTAGTGGCTGACAGCAAGGAAGGTTGGGCTAAGGCATACCGCAAGCTCTTGGCCCTCCTGTGGGCTGGTGAAGTGCCTAAGTGGGACGTATCTAAGGTTCGCCCTGCTGGTGCTAAACTCAAGACCTTTGGTGGTCGTGCATCAGGCCCAGCGCCTCTGGTAGAGTTGTTTAACTTTACTATTGCCAAGTTCAAGGCTGCTGCTGGTCGTAAGTTGTCGTCCATCGAATGCCACGACATCATGTGCAAGATTGGCGAGGTTGTCGTTGTCGGGGGTGTTCGTCGGTCAGCTATGATCTCTCTGTCTAACCTCTCGGATGACCGTATGCGTCACGCTAAGAGTGGTCAGTGGTGGGAGAACAATGCTCAACGGGCCTTGGCTAACAACTCGACCAGCTACACTGAGAAGCCCGACATGGAGACGTTCCTGCGTGAGTGGACTGCTCTTGTCGAGAGTAAGTCAGGTGAACGGGGCATCTTCAACCGTCAGGCAAGTCAGAAGCAGGCAGCTAAGAATGGTCGTCGTAACCCCGAGTGGGAATTTGGCACCAACCCTTGCTCAGAGATTATCTTGCGTCCGTACCAGTTCTGCAACTTGACTGAGGTTGTGGTTCGTGCTACTGACACTATTGAGACGCTGTCGCATAAGGTAAAGCTGGCTACCATCTTGGGAACGATCCAATCTACTTACACTAACTTCCCCTACCTACGGAAGAAGTGGAAGGACAACACGGAAGAGGAACGTCTGCTTGGTGTGTCTCTGACTGGCATTATGGACAACCCGCTGATGACCAGCAAGAACAACGGACTGGAGGCTACCCTTGAGCATCTTCGCAATGTCGCTGTTGATACTAATGCTGAGTGGGCTGACCGCCTTGGCATTCCTCGGTCTGCTGCGATCACTTGTGTTAAGCCTTCCGGTACCGTCTCTCAGTTGGTCGATTCTGCTTCTGGTATCCATGCACGGCACAGCCCTTACTATATTCGCACTGTTCGAGGAGATAACAAAGATCCACTGACACAGTTTATGAAAGACATGGGTGTTCCTGCTGAAGCCTGTGTTATGAAGCCTGAGACGACGACAGTGTTCAGTTTCCCTGTTAAGTCACCTGATGGGGCTGTAACCCGTAACGACATGACAGCTATTGAACAGCTTGAGACATGGCTTACATACCAACGCTACTGGTGTGAGCATAAACCCTCTGTCACTGTGTCGGTCCGAGAGGAAGAGTGGATGGAGGTCGGTGCCTTTGTCTACAAATACTTTGACGAGATGTCTGGTGTGTCGTTCTTGCCACACTCGGATCACACTTACCAACAGGCACCTTATCAGGATATCACGAAGGGGGAGTATGAAGCCCTTCTGGAAAAGATGCCCACTAAGATTAACTGGGCTAAGTTGTCAGAGTATGAGACTGAGGATGGCACTAAGTCCAGTCAGACGTTTGCCTGTAGTGGCGATGTCTGTGAGATTGTAGATCTTACCTAAAACAGTAATCTGCGGAGATTATCCTATGTATTCTCCGCAGATTTATCTTATTCAATAAGGGTGCAATATGTTCGGTAACTTATTCAGGAAAGAACTTCCTTGGATTGTAGAGGGGAAGAAGGTCTTTGGTCTGCATGAGATCAACGACAATGCTAAACTTAAGGCTTGGCTCCGTAGTGATGGTAAAGCCTTGGGCGATCCTAAAGCACTTCCTTGGTGTGGTGACTATACTGAGACAGCAATCAAGAACAGCCTACCTGATGAACCCTTTACTGGGGCTGTAGGTAAGAACCCTTACTGGGCTAGGAACTGGCTTAAGTTTGGCAAGCCTACAGAACCTTGCTACGGGGCTGTCATCGTGTTTGCTCGTGGGAAGGGCGGTCATGTAGGGTTTGTCGTTGGTGAGGATGCTACCGACTACTATGTGCTAGGTGGAAATCAGGGGAACAGTGTCAATGTTGTCCGTATCTCTAAGGATCGCTTCTTAGGTTGCACTTGGCCTATTACCTACAGTAAAAATAAAAGGCCACTTCCTAAGATGACACCTAACAATCTTCCTCGAACAACAGATGAGTTTTAAGAATGGCTAAGATCTCTATTGGTGCTACGGCTTGGAAGCCGGAGAAGACGCGGAAGAAGACTGCTCAGGGTAATACTAATTCCAGCATCAAGTTCTCCAGCATGAACAAGAACAAGAAGCGTTCTCATAAGGCATATCGGGGGCAGGGGCGATGACAGAGTTTATTCTCGCTATTGTCGTATCTTGTGTAATTGTGTTTCTTTTGTCGTATAGGACATAGAATGGTGCAGCAAAAGCCTAAACCTCGAATCCGTCGTGTAGCTACCAAGCATGACGAGAAGAAGGTTGCTATAGAGCTAGTCCCCCGTAACGACAAACAAGCTGACTACCTGCAAGCCCTTAAGAACTACAGTCAGGTTGTCGTCTTTGGTCCTGCGGGGACTGGTAAGACCTACTGTGTGTCTACCTTTGCAGCTAACCAGTATCACATGAAGAGCATTGACAAGATCGTCATCACACGCCCTCATGTAGCCGTAGGTAAGGACATTGGCTATCTACCGGGGACACTAGAAGAGAAGTCAGCACCTTGGGCATTGCCTGTCCTAGACGTTCTAGAAGAGCATTTAGGCAAGGGTGTGGTTGAAACTGGCCTTAAGAGTGGCAATATAGAGGTAGCACCACTAGCATTGATGAGGGGTCGTTCCTTCAAGAATGCTTTTATCATCTGTGATGAAGCTCAGAATATCTCTTTCCATGAGCTTAAGATGTTGGTAACTAGGGTGGGCGAGAACTCAAGTCTGATCCTGAATGGAGACCTGCAACAGTCGGATCTCAAGGAAGGGGATGGCTTGAGTAAGATTGTCCACCTAATCAAGAAGCATATGTTGCCAGTTCCTATTGTCGAGTTCACGACAGACGATATTGTCAGGAGCGACATGACCAAGATGTGGATCGAAACATTCGTCAAGGAGAAGCTATGATCGACAACGTAAACCACCCTGCCCACTACAACTCTGCTGGCATTGAGTGTATCGACGCTATGGAGGCTATGGTAGAGGGTGCTGAGGTAGATGCCCATGTGTCATACTGTTGGCAGAACGCTTTCAAGTATCTGTGGCGATGGCCTTACAAGAACGGCCTAGAAGATCTGAAGAAGGCACGTTGGTATATCGACCGCATAATCCAGAGAATGGAGGAAGGCTAATGACGTTATTCACACCTATCATCTTAGGGTGTCTTGTTGCTAACCCTATACAGTGTGCGGCTTTCATGGGCGTAGGGGAGCCTACTGAGTTTGCCTGTATGAATAGCCTAACTGTTGGCCTTGATTTTATGGCGGCTAATCGACCAGATCTTTATGTCGCTGGCCTAGTCTGTGTTGAAACACACCTGATGGACGAACAGGCAGAAAATTAATAAAAAAGGGGATGCCCTAGCTAAAGGACACCCCCAAGGTGGAAATTGTTCAGTTGTTATAGTTATACTTTAATCACACGCTGCCCTATACGCTTGGACGAGCGTTGCCCCTGACTGTAGAACACGGTCGGGGGTTTCTTTTTGTGTGTCCACCAGAGCCTTTGTATGGGCCACCAGAGGGTTCTCTAGCCCCTCACAGATAGGACTACTCACGGGAAGAGAGAAAGTCGTCCAGCACCCGGAGAGAGCCATCACGGTCACTAGGAGCATTCCTGATCGCAGCATCAATCCGTTTCCTTGTCTGTAGGCTGTCCTGTAGCTGCTTTATCTGTAGCTCTTGCTGTCCAATAGTCTTTATGTGTTGGGTCATCAAGTAACCACCGATAGTAACAACCAAGAGGGCTGCTGCTGTCAGGTAAGCCTTTAGGGGAATGAGTTTTAGGAATATCATCTGAACCCTTCTTCCTCATCGCACATGCCCGCTTCTTGTCGTTTATCTTGAACCTGCTTAGCATAAGAATCCATACCAAATGCACCAAGAACGTAAAGGAAGACCCAAGGAGTAATTGCTGTCGTTGTGTCAGCAGGAAGTGTAACGACACAATACCCCCAGAAGACTAGTAGCGCGACAGCTAGTTCTCTCTTGTAAGTCTTCATGCGGGTGGTGTGGGCCATACTGGGCTTCTCGGGTCTTGTGTGTTTTCGGGCAGGTCTCGTAGCTGTTGCCTGTACACAGCCCATGCGGCTTGATCTACGGGCGCGTCAGGAACTTGGGTCCAGTCGCAGGCAGCGAGACGACGATTACGTTCTCTGCGAAGGGCTTGCATAGCTGCGGTATTGTCAGCAACCCATTGCCCAGTTGTGTAGTCAAAGTTGTAAAAACTGTCAGGCTTAGGCGGGATAGTTTGCATTTGCCCATCGGGGAACCACACATCCTCTTGCTCGTAGTCCCCCAACACATAAGAGCAACCCTCTGGTTTATTTTGCTCTACTTCTTGTTCATTGAGAAGTGTTGCGCGAGAAACAATTCTGCCATCCCTGTTGTGATAATATGTAACACGCATCATTAGCGGAACCTTTCAAATGCTGCGATATAGACGTTTTCATACCCCAATGTCCCACCACTACCAGTTCGGTAAAGATGAATACCTACGCTAACACCAGCAGTTGTTTCAAAAATATATCCGGGATCAAATCTGGTGAGAGATGCTGTCGCGTTGTAACTGGCTATGTTAGTTGAAAAAGGATAAGAAACGCCGCCATATGTGTACCCAAAATAAAGTCCCGGATTGTTGTCACTTAAATCAACAAAAGAGCCACCAGCGGCAACAAATACGGACCCCGTATGAGTTGGTGTCCAACTAAGACTAAGAAGTAACGAACCGCCAGTGTTGTTATTGCCACTTATAGGCCCAGCAAGTCTAGTTACTGTGATACTCTGACCAGCAACTTTTAGCGTATCAACCGCAGCGTTCTGTATCTTAGCGTTAACAATAACCGCATCATTTATCTGCGCCGAGTTTGTGATGATCCCGCTAGTTGCCAGCAAACCGCCTGTGATCGTGTTGGCAACAATCTTGTCACCTGTGATAGTGCTACCTGCAATTTTACTCGCAACCACAGCGTTAGCTTGCAGCTTGGGTGTGCTGATTGCGTTATCTGCAATTTCTGTCGCGGTGATGGAACCGGGAGCAACATCCGCAACAGTTGCTTCCCACGCTGATCCCGTCCAAGAATACAGCTTTCCATCTGTGCGGTTAAAGACCTTCTGCCCTACGAAGTCTCCAGCGACAGGCAGGCTGGTCACATCCTCAATCGCATACAGCCCTTGGTCGGTGAACAAGCTGTAGATGCCGTTGGCGAAGTCTTCATCATCAATGAAAGTGGTCGTCGCGTTAACACCAGCCGTGAAGGCCGAAGCGTTGCCACTATAGTCAACCGACTTGAGGAAGTAGAACTTGGTTACTTCTAGCCCCAAACCAGTCCTTTGGAAGTTGTTACCACCACTAATACCAATCTTAGTTGCTGCACCTGAGTTATTAGTGTCAGCTTCCCAGATTTCTACATAATTCAGGTCAGCATCTGTAGGGTTAGTCCAACTAATAGTAATATACTGAAAGCCGCCAGTTGCTGTAATGCTAGTGGGCAGACCGGGTGCAGTCTGATCCCCACCACCAGTAAACTGAACAGTAGCATACGGCCCCTTGATGCCAGCGACAGTAACAGCCCTAACTCTAAATTCATAGAGAAGGCCATCTACAACAGGGACAATCTCAATACCACTTTGTTCTGTTGTCGTAGCACTGTAGATACTGTCTGTTGTGACTTTCCATTCAACTTCGTAATAGTCAAGGAAAGCATTACTTACATTATCCCAGTCCAAGATGACACTGTTAATGAACGTCCCGTCACCCTGAGTAGTTCCACCACCTGAAGCTGTGAGGTTGGCGATGGTCAAGCCACCAGACGGATTGGGAAACGTAGTGTTGTTCTGTTCAAATGTCGCCCCATCTGCACCCGTAAAGACGCCCTCGCTGATCTCACGAAGGGTCATGTTTACTTGGATGTCCAGATCGTCAGTCAGACCAAAGGTCCACTCGACAACCTCAAATGCCTTATTAGTCCAGCCAAAGCGGGTGTTGTTGATGTAAACAAAGTCGCCCACTTGAACTTGGAAAGCCCTCATACCAAATGCAGCAGAGAACGTAAGTTGTTCCCTGTTACGATTAAGAGCAATACGGGCTACCCTTTGTGCAGTTTTATCAGAGGAAGTAAACGGCAGTGGGAAGTCCAGAACGTTAGGGACATTATTGTCAGCAATTAAGAAGGCAGGGTCAGTGACCTCTGGGTAGTCTGTCGGTTGCCAATCTGTCTCATCCCCAGCAAAGACCCCCTTGACAGAATTAAAGTTGTCACGACGAGAGTGACGAGTGGAGAGAGAAATAGCTGACCGAAGATCGTCTTCATCAAACGACACAGTAGGAGTGGTCCAAGCAGCAGCCTTCATACGCCACTTACCCTGACCATACCACAACAGACCCCCCATAGAGGTAAGGAGGTTAGTCAGGATGTCAGACGGTGCAGCCCCAGTCCTAAAAGCACCATTACAGGTATAACGGCTCTCACCCTCTGTCGTCTGATTACAGACACCAACGGCTACACTAACAAGGGTGTCATCAATACGATCAGCAGGCTGATTGAGGCCATAGTCACTTGTCAGGTAGTCCCTGGTACATAGTGCAGGGTTGTCGCTCCAAGCTGTAGTGCTAGTAACAGGATTAAAGACCTTCTTACCACGGATCTTAGCTGAGACAGAAGGCACACCATTGGGGAATGCGTTAGCATCGTATTCAAAGCGAACATACAGATAGGCAATACCTGACAGCTTGTGATTAGTAGTCCACACACCCTCAAACGTGGGATCAGAAGCTAATTGAGCCTCAGTATCAGATATTAAATCTGGGTCGGCAGCTTGAGCCGTAGTCCCAATATACTGCTTAATACGGACCTTACTAGCGTATTGCTCAGGGGCAGTGACAAGGAATGTAATGGGATCAACAGTAACGACCTCATCATTTAGGTAGATCTCTTGATAGCTGTCTACTTCATGCCCAGCAAATGCAAGGACACGATGGAGATACTGATTGGTGTCACCTGTAGCTGAGTCATAGACACGAGCGCCACCCACACGAGCCTCACCATAGATAACCTGATGATCTAGTGCTGCACCAGATTCTCCACGGAGGCTGTAGCCTTGTTGACCAGCACTAAAGCTGGGCTTAGGTGTAAGTGCATTAAGGGCAGCACCCATAGCTGTAGTGACCAAAAAGTGGCCCAAGATACTGCCAAAGAAGAGTGTGCCACCAAATGCAACAGTTGTCGCAGTGGAAATAGCTGCCATTACTGCTGATACTGCCATTACAACACCTTCGAGTAAATATTTTCAATATGCTTGTAGCCCAGCCACTTCAGCAAGACATCAAAAGGCTTATGCCTCTTAGTATTAACGACACAAACAGACACACCATCTTCCTTAAGGCACTTCTCAGCGAACTTAATCAGCTTGGAACCTGTGTAACCTTTACGATATTCTTTATCTAAGAACAGGATGTCGTTGTAGGCAAACAGATGATCCTTGTAGTGGATATGCGCCTTAACGAATACGACAAAGTAGCCTATGAGTATACCATTAGATCTGGCCGTAAAGATCTTAAGTATTCCAGCATCTTCTAAGTCAGCATAGGCATCCCAGTCAGGGTTCAGTTTGATAGTGTCTTTGTTTAGGGCAATCTCTTGCCAGTGCTTTTCCAACAGAGGTCGGGCATCCTCTTTGGTCGTAACCAAGGACTCTTGTTGATAAGTAATCACGATGCTACTCTGCCCCACAGAATGTCTTTATCTTGAAGAGAGGCAACAAACTCTAACCCCTTGTCATTAGGGAAACGAGACTTCTGATCTTGGTCACTGAAGCGTCTCACAACTGGTCGCTCAAGTTTAACTAACACATTCTCAGCAGTAACTGACACAACAGCAGTCTCAGCACTTTCTTCTATATTCATCTGGTCAAGTTCACCAGAGAACACTTCTACATAAGCTGAGGGGTTACTGGTCATACCAAAGTAGATACGACACTCACGCCCCTGATAAGGCTCCTGTAGGGCCACTGAGAGGAAACTGGAGGGGATACCACTCATAGACAGAGTAGCGCCCTTAGCGTCCATCTCAGTGGTCTCAGTGACGGAGGAAATATTCAGGAGTTGTCCAGCACCAAGATAAGTCTTAGAGCCAATGACAAGATCCCCATAGCCTGACCAGACGTATAGGGAGCCACTATCGAAGTCTAAGTCTACAGCGAAGAAGGGTGATACTACTGCATCATCTAAAGCATTAGATACTGTCGGGGTGATATCTCTACTCATAGGGCTTCCACACAATCGAAGCTAATGCCATAGACACTAGCGTTGTTAATACCAAAGGATTGCTGAGTTCCTGACAGTCGGAAACGACCAACAGTGTTTGTCAGGGTTACTGTCGCACTGGATGCAGTAGACCTTAGTGCAGGCCAGATCTCTAGCGTCCCAGTCCCACTTCTATCGACCAAGACCTTATGCAGGGTAGCTGTAGCACCTGAGCCAATCTGGATGTAGTCACCAGCCAAGAGTGTCCCAGTCATGGTAATAGTAGGACTAGCACTTCCAGCAGCCCCTGAGATCGTCGCTGAGGTGGCAGTTCCTTGGGGAGCCTTAGCGTTAGGGTCTCCCAAGAGGAAGGTGCCTACAGGGCCATTCAGAGACAGCAGGAAGGCTATCCAAGGCTCAGCTAGGTCACGACGAACAGGGGGGATAGTAACAGAAGCTGTCCACCTTTGACCCGGATGCTGGATGATCTGCTGTTGGAACGTAAAGGGTGACTGACTTGTAGCCACAGCATTATTAGCCGACAGAGTAATTTCAGCTATCCCAATAGATGTCGGGAGTGCTAGGGGATAAGATATACTCATTGGAATGCAGCCCTCATTTGACCACCACGACGACGAGCATCAATGACAGCAGTTTTAGTTGCGTTAGTGATCTGGGGCATGAGTTTAGCTACTTCCATACGGATAGCAGCAGGGTCAGTCCCACCAGTCACATTGATGTTATTGACGACATTAACAGCATCAGATCCACCCATAGACTTACGGGTAAGGTCAGCGTTCATTACTGTCCCACTACGACCGGGGATGACAAGCTCAGGACCGTGTTCACCGACAAGGTAGGGGCGACCAGACATCATAGAACCGCCGGATGCTCGTCTTGGGTTCATTACAGGCCGAGTAGGACCACCAAAGCCGCCCATAATAGCCCCCGCAAGAGAATTAGCAATCTGCTGGACGACAATAATACGATACAACTCAGCAATGACTTGTCGTGCCATATCCTTGAAGGCATCCTTAACAGACTTGGTGCCATCGACCATAGACATGAGTGCATCCCCAATGCCATTTTCAATGACATCAGCCATTTGCTCGTGCCTTTGACGGGCTTCTTCAATTATACGCTCTTGCTCTTGTAGCGCAAGGTTCTGTTGTGCAAGGTTAGCGATGAAGTCGGAAGAGTATTTGTTGCGGTCTTTACCAAGAGCGTTAGTAATACGGAAGATCTCGGTCTGTAGAGCCTTTTCTTCCTTCGACAGATTAAGGGTGCGCTGACGGAAGGCAATCTCTTGCTGTAGACGCTCTACTGCGTTTGGACCGCCAGCACCACGAGGTTGTCTACGGGCAGGAGGCAATAGTTCTTCCCCACTGTAACCCGACAATGCACCTGTGTTACCAAAAGTCATGCCTACGGGCATGTTAGACAACAACCTTGCAGCCTCGTCAGCACTTGTTCCCAATAGGGTTGCAAGCATACGAACTTGGTCATTGAAAGAACTTAAGTTTGCAGACTCAACTTGTTTTAGGGCGGAGGTAACCCGGTCAGCCTCTTCCCGAGTTTGCACCATCGCATCATAGCGTTCCATTGCCTGACGGATAAGCACTTCATTTGTCGTAGTCTCTTGGATACGAGCTAGGTGTGCATCACGAGCTTGTTGTGCGCGAAGAGCCTCTACTTGCTCACTATCTTCTCCAAACCGAGCAATCTCACGGTAGAGTTCAGCCTCTCGCTCAAGACTGCGGGCTATGTCTTCTCGTGTCTGACGACCTTCTTCTGCAATTCGGCCAGCTTCCAGAAGAGCTTCTAGCTGTTGCCTTTGAGTTCGACGTAGGCTTTCCCGATATTGTTCCTGAAGTTCAATCTGCTCTCGTGCATTCTCAACTTCTTGCTCTCGTGCCTCTTTTATGTCGTCAATCTCTTGAGCTTGATCTTTAAGGGTTTGCAGTTGCTGCTGGTATTCACGGAGAGTTTCTTGTTCACGAGCCAGCCGTTGTTCCGCAACAAAACCACCATCCGTGCCAGCAACTTGTTCTGCAAGGGCCTGCGCATCAGCTACACGCTTAGTTTGCTCTGCGATGGCTCGGGTGAGATTAAGTTCAGTATTACTCCGAAGGCCAAGATTAAGTCGCTCAATCTCATCAGCCATACGACCAGATTCTTCTCTGGCAGACTTCATGGCAGCTTCCATAGTAGTGAAGCCACCCGT